CTTTCTGCTTTTGATAAGCATAACAGTTTCATCTATTGCAGCTTTGTCTCCTATAACGTAGCCAAGCTTTAATAAAAGTTGTTTAGCTTGTTGTTCGCTTTTTTGTAGTTCTCTATAGTAATTAAATATTTGATTGTCCATTTCTTAGCTTATTAGTGTTTCGTAATACTTTCTGCATTCTTCTACTCTTTCGTATATTGACTGTACTACTTGTTCGTCATAGTCAACTACAAACGTTTTGATTCGTTTTTCTGCAGGTATGTTGTCGAAGTTGTGTTGTGCTTCAACGTGGTTACGAAGTTCTTCGTTTTCGTCTATTAAGTGTTCTTTCCAATGCGCACGTCTTACTTCGTCTTCTACCATAAGTTCCGGTGTGTTGATTAAGCAATAACATAAGTAAGATTTAGTCTTACCTGTTAAAGCCATATAACCTTGCAGTTGATAGAAGTAGTCTTTGTTTGGTATGTCTTCTGCAAAGAACGGAAACGTTGTAGCATCCCAAGAAGATTTAACGTCAAGTATTATGTCCGTGTTTACATCGGGTGTACCTGTCAAGTAATCGTTTGTAAAGTGTTCTTCGTTCTTGATCATAAAACCTAAGTCTAAAACGTTTTCGCATAGCTTTATTGCATCGTCTTCTACTTCGTTTCCTTTGTCTGTGTACCTACTGCTAAACTCTTTACGCTTACCGTACATTTCTTCTATTGCAAGTTCCTGTAAGTATGTCTTACAGGTCTTGCTTAGTGTTTCTGTTTTACTTCTACTGTTAGTCATTATCTTACCAATAGAAGAACATCTAATCTTTAGCATAATTCAAGTGCTTTAGATTGTGCGTTAGTTAGTGCAAACTTGTCTGTAAGTTTGTCTTTCGTAATCTTGCCTTCTTGTACTGCTTTAAGTGCATCTTTAAAACGTTCTTTAGATAGCTTGTCTTTCTTAGCTACAGGTACTTGCTCACCTGCTGCATCCGTGTCTTTGTCAGTTACTAAACCAAGTGCAGAAGATAGTGCGTAACGTCTAAAGTATGTTACACCACTACCAAAACTTTGATAGTCGTTCATACCTTTTAGTGTTGCTTGTGGAATAAGTGTGTTGCTTTCTAACGTTTCACCGCTTTCAACGTGAAATATAATAGTGTTTAAGTAGTTATCTTCTTCGTGTGTGTTAATTAGTTGCGTAAATCCTAGACCGTGTTTTTCTAATAACGGATTAATTTTGTCAAAGATCGTAGGCAAGTCTGCATACGAATAGCCATAACCTTTTGTGCCTTTGAATATTGGCTTTACTTCTTGCTGAAAAGCTGCAAGTGCTTTAAATAAATGTTTCATAATGTAAATTAATTAAGTGTTTGTGTATACAAATATAGTGTTTATGTGCATACAAAACAAATAAAAACCTACAATATTAATTTACTTGTAGATAGTGCATATTGATTTTGATGTACTTTATGACCGTTATCAAATAAATCACCTTTTTGTATTAGTTTGCAATGTTTAAAAAAGTCTACCTTAGATATACCACCTAAATATTCTAATTGTTTTGCATTTTTACTGTAATAAAAAAATACATACCAATCTACATTATGATCTTTTTGGTGTGCCTGTACGTGAACATTCCAAGAAGCTTTAAATTCAGAATAACCTATCTTAGTTTTTACGTCTATTCTTTTGTTGTTTACAATAAAGTCTGCTTCATAATCTTTGTTGCTTATTCTTTCTGCCTGTGGGTACATTTTTTGAAATACTAATTCTCCTAAATTACCTATAATTTGAAATTCGTTTTGTGTGTCTTTGTTCTGTTTGTAAACCGTGTATTTATTACTTTCAAATAAACCCCATTCTTTAGCTTCTTTTAACAATTCATTTCCTACCTTCATTTTTTACTTTTTGTTTATACAATTCTATAATATCTTTTAATTCTTGTCGTGTGTACTTGCGTGTCTTGTGTGCTTCTTCGTGTAGTTTAAATAGTTCTTCACCTCCTATTCGTTTTTCTATGCCTACTTGATAGTTTAGTAAGTTTCCGTGTTTATGTTGGTTACACGCTACGCATTGACCGTGTACGTTTCTTTCGTCAAATGTTACTGCTTTATGTGTTCCACTACTAAAATAGTGTCCGGCATCAAACTTACCTGTAAGCAAACTATCGCAACTTATGCAGTTTTTGTTTTGATCACGCTTACGAATAAACGAATTAAAATAACGTTGTGCTTTTTTAGTTAAGCTTTGCACCGTTTCAAGTTCTTCTTTCAACTTCTTCTTTTCTTTTTTCCAATTCTTAACTTTTGCAGTTTGTACCCATACTTTAACGCATTCATTCTTAAAGCAATATTTTTGGTTAAAGTGCTTTGCCTCAAATTTCTCTTTGCAATGTTTACAACGTGGCATCGTCTTTTTGAAATATGTAAACCTCCTCTACGTTGCAATCTATGTTAGTGCATAAGTGTACGTTTATTATGCCGTCATCTTCTAAGTTGAAGTCTTCGTATTCGTGTTGCTCTTTCCATTTTATTGGCTCTGTGCATTGTGGGCATTTCATAAGTTAAATTGTTTTATTATTAATTCTAAGCACCGTACTACTATACTATTTCCTGCTTGTTTATAAGCTTGACTGTCTGAGCAAGTCCAAGTAAATGTATCGGGAAAGTCCATAAGCCGAAAGCATTCGCGCGGTGTTAATCTTCTTATAGTGTTGTTTTTAAATGAATATTTATCGCCTCCGTTCATTTTACACCGTATTGAACCAACGCAATCGTCTTTAAATAGTCTTATACCTTCATCTATGCGTATTTCAAAAACTTTATTATTAATAATCAAAGGCGCATTTCTGCCGCTTTTTAAATTAAATTCATCTTGCATTATGCTTTGTAAACAAGGAGAAATATTATCTTTTCTAATTCTTAAACCTTCATCTGTCCTATAATCTGCTACTTTTATAACTTGCGCGCCTCTGTGACCTTTCCAATAACTACTATCAATGCAATGCGAAGACTTTGGAATAGGTTTTTTTAAAAAGTTTTTGCCCCAACCTGTTTTATCGCTACGCAAAAGATATTCTATTTTATCTTTTGACAATAAGTATTTTTCATCTACTTTATTTTTAAGAACGTCTTTCAATCGTTTAGTTAAGTGTTCTTCTTTTGCCCATCTAAAATGATTGTCTTTATCGTCACGAATACCTATAATAAAAACTCTTTCTCTATTTTGTGGTACTCCGTGTTTTTTTGCGTTCATTACTTTATAGTAAATGTGATAAGGTACTGAATCTTGATAAGGAAACAATACAGGTAAACCGTTTACGCTTTTGCCTCCTAACATATTTACCCATTCCTTAAATGTGTTTCCGTTGTCGTCTGACAATAAACCTTTAACATTTTCAAATATAAAATATCTTGGTTTGTTCTTCTTTATAAATTCGTGGCTATTAAAAAACAATACGCCTCTTTTATCGTCTTTGCCTAATCGTTTACCTGCTAAACTAAACGCTTGACAAGGTGGCGAAGTCATATAAATGTCTAAGCTTTCTTTTGGTATTTCTCTTTCGTAAACATCTTTCGGATAGTATTTAGGTTCTCCGTAATTATGTATGAATGTTTCTCTTGCATACTTGTCCATATCGCAAGCGAAAACCTCATCATATTCAATACCTAAACGCATTAATGCTTGATTAAATGCACCTACACCACTAAAGTCGCTTCCTACCTTTATCATAATTCTAATTTATTGTCATTAATAATTTCTTTTAGCTTGTCTATTTCGTGTTTATGTTCTGCTATTATTATCTGATTTCTAAGATTAGCTTTACATTCTAAGCTTTCTTTCATAGAAGTAATTAAGTCTGTTCTGCTTTCGTGTTTTTCTACAAGTTCGTCAAGACTTGCTTTAAACTTAATGATCGTAGTCTTTAAGTTTATCTTGGCTTTTAATATTTCAAGTGTGTTCATCGTATATTTTTAAGTGGGTTTACGCCTCCTATTTCAAAACCTAAACCACGATTAAATTCACAAAATATATAGTCTTCTAACAAGGTTTGTTGTCCTCCTGTGTCTATGTCTTTTATTTTGTCTACAGAAATTAAAGTTACATATTTCATTGATTCGTGTTTTACAAGTCTGTGTATTACTAAAAAATCATCGCATCTATTTAAGAAGCTTTTACCGCCTTCTATGTGTGCAGCCATTGGTGGTTTAAGGTGACCTGCCCAATTGTGACCTGTAGGAAATATGTTACCACCTCTACCACTTTCACTTGTTGGATGCGTGTTTATGTAGATAGTCTTACCTGTTTCGTTTACAAATTGCCGTGCCATATTCAAAAATTCGTAGTTGCCTTCGTAACCCATCTTTCTGTCTAAGCCGGTGTATGGATCAATTAAACAAGCGTTAGCGTCTGACTGCCTAAAAAGTTCTAAAAGTTCTGCAGGTTTGTAAAGCTTTGAATTGTCTATAAAGTCAAAGTATTGTTCTAAGTATGTAGCTGCACTTGTTATTTGTTTATGACTTAAAGTCTTGTACGCTTTACCTGTAAACATTTGTATCATATCACGAAGAATCTGTCCGTAGCTATTTTCTCCTGCCCATAGACAAAACTTTAAATCGTGTTTAAGTGCAAGTGTCAAAAAGTAGAAAAAAACGAAGTAGGATTTTCCAACGTTGTCGTGTCCTAAAATTATATTCAGTTGTTTAGGTTTGAATACTATGTGCTTGTCAAGTTCGCATCCTATTTCTAAACCTTGTTTTATTTTACCGTCTCTATAGTCAAGTAAGTATTTTAATTGTTCGCCTTTTCTAAGCATATCCTAACCTTTTTGCTTTTTGTGTAAGTTTGTCTTCTTCGTGTTTTGGTTCTTTCTTTAACCAATTCTTTGCAGTCAAATATAGTGATTTGTATTTCTTGTTGTTTTTAAAGTTCTCTATGCTATCTAAACACGAATCTATTTGCTCTTTAGTGTAGTCTACCTGTAATTTATTAAACTGTTCTACAGACATAGACAAATGAGCGAAGCTCCTATATATATCTTTTACACTAACACTTACACTAACACTATCGGTTATTTTTGTTATCGGTTTATAACAGGTGTTATCGTTGTTATCTTTTGCCCATCGTTTAGCCATTCCTTTTTTACCTGCTTCGCTTTTCTTCTTGCGTATCTGTTCGTATTTCTGTAAGTCACGTTTTAAACTTTGTTTGATTGGTTCAAAACAAACTTCTGTTAGTAAGTCTTCAGTAGTTGGATTTAAGTCGTTAACGTATTCTAAAACGTGTTTAAACAACTTACCTGCTTGTTCATCACTTAGCTTCTGAACGGTGTGTATTAAGTCGCAATACAGTAAAAAGCTTTTCTTGTTGTCTGCCATATATTATTGAAAAAAAAAGTGTAACGCTTTCGGTGGGTAGGAACACTTACTAACGTCACACTTAAAAAATTTGATTGTCCTACCAACACTGAGAAAGTCAATTAATTCTTTTTCTGTAGTTTCCTTTTTGTTTAAATAAACTTTGCCGTTTTCAAAAGTGTCACCTTCAAACGTTATAAGGTGATAGCCGTAATACTTCCATCCATCGTCTAAACCGTTCTTGATCCACCTGTGAATATTTTGCAGCATCATTTTTTGACCTTTTCCAAGTTCTACGTTTCTGCATTTTATTTCTAAAAGTGCAAAGCGTTTTGTTTTCCAATTCCATAGCATAAAGTCTATGTCACTAACGCTAAAACCTGTGCTGCTGTCCGGTAAGCTTTTGCGAATCCATTGGCTAAATTTAATGTCTCTTATTCCGTGTTTTTCTTGTCTTGTCATTCGTATAAATTATTGTCTATTCTTCTTTTAATTATATCTAAGTCTGCAATTGTAGTTGCTTTTCTTACGTCTTTTTCTAAGTTGTAAGTTTTCTTAGGCACAGGTATTTTACCAAATACTTGTTCGTATTCTTCTGTGTCTATTTTTAGCATTTCGTCTTCATACTTTGTTAAGTCTTTGTAACGTTTTATGCCGTGTATGATCGTAGCGTGGTTTCTATTAAAAAACGAACCTATCTTTTGGTAAGGCATTCCGTGTTTACGCATAATTGTGTAAAGATAGATTCTCTTATTCACTAACTGAACGTGCCTGTGTTTTGTAGCAAGTCCGTCTTTCTTTATCACCTGTTTAATTAAGTCTTCCATATATCCAAGTTATTATAGCACAGTAAATTATTTCTATTATTCGCATAGTTCTACTTTTATTATAAGTCCTTTCCACAAGTTAAAGGCACTAATTGCATCGTGTTTGTTGTATGCCTTTAAGTATTTAATTGCATAGCTTACAGGCGCGCTTGTGTCGCTTCCTGCATATTGTTTGTAAGTTATTCTGTAAGTGTTTAACATTTCTTCACGTTTTAGTAAGTAATCAAAATAGAGACTATCGTTAAAGTTGTCCCAAAATTCAAGTTTAAATGGATCATTCATATTTCTTATTGTAAATTTTTTTTTCGTCTTCGCTTAAAGATTCGTAAGTGTATTCAGTTTCGTAAAGCATTTGTGCTTCAGTCAGGTAGTAAGGTTCTTTTTTGCTTCCAAGTATATTACTACTGTATTCGCCTTCGTTACCAAACTTTAAAAAGTACCAATTATCTAAAAACTTAAACCACCTTCTGCCTACACGTTTACTCATCTTAGCAGTTGTCTTCGTTTAACATTCGTTCAAGTTCTGAACATATATCTTCCTTAGAATAGTACATAGTGCCGGAACATTCTAGCGTGTCCATTCTAACAAACGTTGTTGTCTGTTCGTGTTCTTCGTATTGTATTTCGTCAGTAAATCCGTTAAAGCTTACTGCTTCTTCTTGCCAATACGTTTCAGTTTCTATGCAAACACGAAAACTTGTGTCGTGTATTCCAAACTCTACTATATCGTCTTCATTCTTAAATATTTCTATTTCTCCTTTCATCTTATCCAAATATTAAAATTGTGTAGTAATACATTGTAGCTAAAGAGCATAAGAATATTATGCCGTAAATCGTGTCTTTTAGTTCTTCCTTTTTCATTATTTAAGTGTGTTAAGTTGTTTAGTAAATCTTTCTTCTAAGCGTGTTATACACCTGTTATAGATGTCTATGTCGTGTAAATACTTTTTACGCAAAAAGCTAAAGTCTTTTCCGTGTTTACCTACGTTGTCTAATTGGATTTCAATTAGCAACTTAAATTGATTAATGCCGTCTTGTATTTTTAGCATTGTTTCAAGTGTTTCTTTTCTGTTCATTTTTTTAAGTGTTAAATATTTGTACATACAAATCTAACAATAAAAACGAATTGTTAACAAAAAAAGTTACGTTTTTAACAAAAAAGTTTTAGAAAAGGTGTGTAAGTCTTGCTACTTGTCCGTTTTCACGGTGATGAAT